CCAGCAAGAAGAGCGTATCTGCTTGCTGTTTGGAAAAACTGTAAGTAATGCCATCGTCTGTAACGGACGACGTGTCATCAAGAAGTTGCTCGATAACCAGAAACTTGTTCAACAGGTCCGTAAGCGTCGTAGTCTCTGCGAATGCTGTCGAGAACTCTTTGCTTATATTGTCGGTAAGCGTAATCGTGTCTGACAAATTCTTGGTGATAACAAGCGTTGCTGCATCTACGACGCTACTGCCATCTGCCAGAACTTTCTGAAACTCTTGGGCATACGCATCGCCAACGCTCGATCCATCGTCTAAAAGCTTCTCTTTTTCGACGACGTATGTGAATGAATCTGCGAGTGTCGGATTCTCGGCCAGTGCCAGACTAATTGAGAAAGTCAGAGCATCAGTAACCGTGATCGAATCCGCAAACGACTTCGAGATTGTCTTGGCTGCTAAGTCCTGAGGGGTCGCCGTATCTGAAATAGGACCGTTGACGAAGGACAACGCCGGTGACTCAATGATCTGAACTGTCTCGGAGAACGACCGGATAAACACCAATGTCAGAACAATATTGTCCGTGAGGCTTACGTTGTCCGAGAGAACCTTGGACACGTTCTTCCTGAACACATCGAACGGTGTCGCTGTATCTGTTAGCCCTTTAGTTGTCGTCTTGAACGTAAGATCGCCAACCAGAATAGAGTCTGAACGCCCAGTCGAGAAATTGAGCGCAATCGAGTCTACTGGGTTGATTACCTCTACTGCTAGAACATCAGGGAACGATACAGTTGCTTCTACATTGATTTCTTGCCACGAGGGTTCACAGACGATATCTACGTAAGATATCGCCGCAACAACTGCTATACCCTGTATGACATTGATGGCCATTAGAAGTCTTGTCGGACGTAGAACTTAAGAACATCGAACACAGTCTGAATTTGCCCGTTGAAGCTGATCTCGATCTCACCTTCGTACACGCCCTGCTCCACATCTAGTGTATTGCCAGGGAAACCAAAACGCACAACCCCATTAGCTGCATCTACCTTCGAGCATGACAGTGTATGCAGCACCGTCGTCGTACCAGCCTCACGAAACTTCACAACGACAGTCGTTGTCGCTGCCGTCAAATTGATCGGAGCACCAGTCTGCCGGTCTGTAAGAGTTAACGTGACCTCTGGAAGATTGTCGTTGCTGACTAGCTTGATTGTGCTACTCATATGATCCTCTGATATTCGATAGAACCGGAAGCTCTAGTCAGACCACGGTTTACTCGGGTGCGTGTCTCGTTGATAGCGGCACGGAACATCATCAGATACTCTCTGGCCAGGCCCTTATCAGAGTAAGACTGCTTGGGTGTACCGTACAGGCGGCCGCGCGCGCCGTAAGAAATCTGTTCCACAAACTCCTCAAAAAGGGTCTGCGGCACTTCAGTAGCTGTCCGAGTCGGGGCAACAGAAGCGCGGAGTTTTAAGAACTCGCCTGCAACTTGGGGGTAGGGGACGATCTGTACCTCTGGGTAGTTTGTCCGAGTAATGTAGCCCGGTGTGCCTTGAACCGTACGCCAATCAGTCGCCCGGTAAATGCGTGACAGCTCTTCGCTGCTCTTGGGTATCAGAAGCCGATCGTCGGCATATGCCTCAACTAGGTCTACGAACTTGAGATCGGGCGGGACAACCATTAGATAGTTCGCTTTGCCCACGATCAACGCTGTCGGAGACAGGTCTATCTGAAGCACGCGGGTCTTCTCGCAGAACTCGATTGCTGCATTGCGCAACGAATTTATAGCAACAAACTCAGGAACGTCCGGAACATACTGCATTACTTCCGGCAGAAACTCAGTCAGCTCGATAGTAAGGTCAGTTGCGCTCACGGGTCATTATTCCAATGCGTTGTTGGGATCCAGCTCTTTGTCTACTTTATCCCGGTTGGGGAAGGTATTCAAGAACGAGGTCAGATAGTTAGAGGCAAACTGAATACCAGCAGCGTACTCAGCATCCTTACTGTGTGCGCGGTACATCACGTAGTCCAGAAGCGCCGGCTCATAGATATCGCTGATTGCGATCGTGCCAGACTCAGAAGTGATGTTGACCGGTACGTAGGCATAAGCTACTTCCACATGCCCAGTACCTGTATTGGGTGGATAAATATGAAACGAGGTCTTGTCCTCTACGTCCACCATGTAGTTTTGAACTACAACTTCAGGACGCTTGCTGTGCCAATTTGGGTTTATGGCGTCTATGAGATCTCTAGCAACGATGCGAACCGCACGACCAGGAGTTGACCCATTTACACCCATATTGCGGATTACATCTAGAAGCTTCCAGCCGTCAGCAGGGATCGACTGTTTTGTACCAGGTACAAGGGCAATCACTGCGGATTTGTCGTTAGTGCCGGGAGACAACAAGCATACTTGCCGCTGCCCTAAATTAAGATACGACAGCAGTTCGGCACGAGTCCAACGAACATTCCCTTGGTCTACTAACAGGATAGTCGCTTTATCGATGATCGATCCGGCTGTTATCGTACCCATGATTGTCCTATAAAGCGGGGGCCGAAGCCCCCGGTATTACGCAGATACTAATGAATACCAGTTCGTACCGTTAGTAGATACAAACATAGCATTCGTCGAAGCAGCAACAGAAGCGCTGCCGTTCGAAGTGCCGTTCATCGTGCCGCCAACAGGAGCATAAACTAACAGCGCATTAGCTCCGCCGTTCCGAACAAAATACTGGCCTGCGCCATTTGTGCCCGGGAGAATTGCACCTGCACCGGAAGCAACCGTACCAAATGCAGAAATATCTGCAGTGATCGCAGCTGCTGTTGCTTGGGTTGTACCAGCTGCAGAAAGACCAGTAGAAAGTTCACTTCCACCAGCGATTTCTTGCGCTGCTGCATCCCAAATACCAAGTTGCACAAGTTTTGTTTCCGACGTCATATCACTCTCCTTATCAAGTGGGTGGGGTGTTACCCCCACCCGTCAGATTTAGCCAGCGGCCATCAGAAGAGCCAAGCCGTCAGTCTGAACGACTTTGTAGCCGTATACGTTCAGACCACGAATCAGAGTTCCGAAGTCGTTGGGGTTCTGGAGAGACTCGACCTTAGCGATCTGGGATGCGAAGGTGATGGCCGACTTGTGACCAGCCATGATCGCGTGACGCTTAGCAGCACCAGCTTGCGCACCGCCGTTAAAGTCTTGTCCGGCAGCAGCACGGGGCAGCAGGTTCGACACATAGACCGTGAAACGATCAATCACACCGATCTTACCGTTGCGGAGGATCGAGCTGGGGTCGCCCATGAACTGAGCTTGAGCCAGATTGGACTGCATGAGGATCTGACGCTCAGTGGGGGTGATGATCAGCCAGCGATCGGTCTCAGGCACGTTTGCCTCATCGAGCACGCTCGACAGAGCAGTGATGCTCTGAAGGATGTTAGCGGCAGCCAGGGTCACAGGAGCATTGTCCGTACCGAGGTTGAAGCTAGCGGAGATCTTACCAGCGGTAGCGCCCTTGTTCGTGGCAGCGCCGCCGTTGAAAGTACCCTTGAGCGTATCGGTGTCGATAGCGATCTTCATCTGCATGGCTGCGTCGTTGGTGAACACATCCATGAGTTTGGGCTTGGCCTGGAGCTCAAGAACGTCGTTGACGTTCACGCCGAAATACTTGCCCTTATCGATCGTCAGGCTGATCGTGGAAGGAGCAGGAATCTCGTAAGCGAGGTTCTGACCGATGCTGTAGTTGTTAATGGTGATGTTGGGGATCGTGTTGATGATCACCGTATCGCCCATATTCGTGATGTCGCCTTGCCAATCGGTGTTGGCGATCTCACCAAATACAGTAGCGGCGTAGAACTTCTGCGCCAGTTTGCCGGACCAGAGGGCCGGAATGAAAGTGCCAGAGTACGCAGTACCTGCGTAAGCCTGAGCACCAGTGGGGGAGTTAAATGTCGGCGTGCCGCCCGGGGAGTTAATCGGGTAGGTTGCGCCTGCGGTAATGGTAGACATGCTACTTCCTTTCTATAAAAAATCTAAGGTTGTCGCTGCTACCATCCTGGAACTTATCTGACTCGCCCTTGGGCGGCAGCAGCAGCTATTTCTTTTTCCATTTGAGCCGCCTCGTCGTTGTCAATGAAACCGCGTCTCCATTCGTCGTAGAACTGAGTAATCTCCTGTTGTGTGAAGATCCTCTGGTTCGGTGCCGAAGCAGCCGGAGGTGTCGTTGAGCGCGAGCGGGTCGGCGCTACTTGACGTTGAAGATTTGGTTTTTGCTGCGGGGGCTGCTGCTGAGGTGCTGGCGCTAGCGTCTGCTTATAGGCGTTGAAGATCCGTGCTACTCGATCTACATCCAACACCTCGTAGGCAGAAGTAAGAGCCGCTTGCCTTGGCGCTCCGTATACCGGGTCGACTTCTTGTAACCAGTTGAGGAACCCAGCATCTACGTTCAAGGTTTCCCAATCAGCCACTCGCTGTCCTAACCCCATCAAGAACCGATCCTTATCGGATATGCCCTGACGTTCGGATACAGATGCAAGCTCCTGCTTCAAAGTCTTGATCTCGTTAACTAGCTCTACTTCCCGCTGGCTGTACCCACTAATCTTGGACTCAGCTGCGCGTTCGATCAGGTCAATCAGATCCGGACCAAATGCTTCTCTGTCTTGTTCAGTGATAAGAGTCTTCTGTGGCTCCTGCGGCTTCGCTACTTTAGCTTCGGCTGCTGCCTTATCAGCAATCAGCTGCTGCATCTGCGCTTTCATTTCGCGCAACTCAGCATGAAGCCTAGGTACCTCTGCGTCGTACTTCCCCTTCAGTGCATGGTATTTCGTAAGCCATGAATCATCTTGGGGTTGCGGCGGAGTTACAGCTGGCTCTTGCGAAACGGGTTGCGGTGGGGCTGCTGGAGGCGGATCTTGCGGGGGATCTCCCTGGTTCGTAACGTCTGGCGGGTCAGTCTCCGGAGGTTCACCTTCTTGTCCTTCGGGCTTCGTACCTGCAAGTGTGTCTACTAAACGATCTGCTTCCTCAACTTGGCGTTGAATAGCCTTAGGCAATGCCATTTCTATCTCCTTAGCTCCGACTCTCGCTACAAGCGCCGTATTGGACGGTGTGCTATTCGCGGTAACGGTCAGCTACAACAGTTGTAAAAAGAATAAACGCCGGCTCTACGGTCTGCTTACTCTGCGTAATTTATCGACCAGTTCACCTGATCGCCCTACAAGCTCAAGAACTTCTTTGAGCACTGCCGCCTCCCCTTGGAGACGGTAGATTTGGTTGCCCTCTGCTACGGTGAGTTTGTCGAGGCTGTCGTTTTTACAGTGTCTCAACCACTCTAGTAGCGGTGCGAATTCTTCAGTCCTAAGTAGTCCAAGGCAACGAGCTACGCGCTCGTCAACACGAACCACTTACTTGCACATTCCGTCAGTTTTAGCCGACGTCTGCGCGTATTCCTTGCCGCTGCGCATATCCAGAGATACGGGGCCTTTGCCACCGGTATTAACGGGACCGCCCTTAGTCATGCCGTCAGTCTTGGCAGACTCTTGAGCCATCTCTTTAGTACCGCGCTTCAGTGTTCCGATAATTTGAGCCATGATGCTCTCCTTTCAATAACTAAGGTGATGTATACCCTAGGATTTTCCCTGTGTCAAGCCATGTTCGCTATTGGACGTCCGTCGGCCAACTGCGGGGCGGCTGCGGGAGGCTGCATATTCTGGCTTCCACCTGCTTCTGGTTGTCCCTGTTGTTGCTGCTGCATGGCCATCAACTGCTGCTGTACCTGAGCTTCCATCATCTTGCGCTTAACCTCGTCCTCAGGCGGAACGATCATATCTACGTTGAGATCCAACCGCTTCGCAGCTTGCCGCAGCAAGTTCGCCGTGCCTTCCATACCGATGACTGCTTGGACTGCCGGTGAGTTGAGCGCGATCGCCAAGAATTCGTTTTGACGCTGTGCGGTAAGCTCTTTCTCAACCAAGCTTGCGGCGCCGAGAGGCTGAATGCTTACGTCGCCCTTGAGGTCCATGTCATCCGAATACTGCATGTTGTAGAAGTAGAGCCTGTCTACAAGCGGTTTGATGACGTATTCATCGATATTGGCGATGACCTGCTTGATCGACTTACCGGCGTTGGTCATAAGCATCGACATGCCTGTAGCCGTCCGACCAGCACCACCCGAAGGCGTTCCGCCCGTCATGTATCGGGGTATACCCGTATATTCGTCAGCCAGCACAGCGAACTTCTCGTAGACCGCCATAAGCTCCTGAGCCCGGGAATCTGGCTGGAAGAACTGGATCGGAGGCGCAGACCCACCCATCGGATCGCTAGTGACCTGCCAAATCTTCCAGGGGAACATCTGTGTGAGGTTCTCGCCCTGCGGCAGCCGATCGACGTTGTACGCAACTTGCGGACCTGAGGCCAAGCCCATGTTATTCACCAGGGACCGTGCTGCAGCATTACACATCATCTGGGAGTCACGGCACAGATCGTTGACTGAGTTGCCCCAGAACGCGCCCGGCACTTCCTCGTATGAGGTCTTGTAGTACGGCTTGCGGCCTAGTGGATCAGGGTTGATAACCGCCTTGATGACCCACTCGCCAATCAACCACGCTTCGATCGGATACTCTGCATCCGGATCCGGCACTTCGCTTTCTTCCATGCCCCACTCTAGGAGCATCCGACCTTGTACCGAACCCCAGAACTGCAGTGCATCAATAAGCTCTGAGGGGTTCTCGCCCATCGTGGTCGTGCTTTTACCTTCGGCCGTGGCCTTCTCCATATCCACGTACAGCCAGGTGCGCAGTCCGCCCTGCCCATATTCCTCAAGCACTTGGCGTATGGCTGCGTCGCTGTAGCCTTCAACCCCGATCAGCTCGTTGAGCTCACCCCGAGACAGTTGATGCCGCTCGATGAGGTATCCGTCGTTGATGTGTGTGGCGTCGGGAGCTGGGTAGAGATTGAACGGATCAACCCGCTCCCACTCAAGGATAAGTTCCTGCGTGACTTCAAGTTGGTATCCACTAACTGCATCTGGGCGCCAACGCATCTGTGGTTTGCGCCGTACGACCGGCCCTTTGAGGACGGCCGAGGGGAATGTCACCAAGTCGTCGATGAACTGTGCGAACGCCGTAGTCCAATTGCCTTTGAGCAACTGGCTGTGCATCTTTTTCTCCATGCGCTCGGCTTCTTCTTTGGCCTGGGCGGTGATCTGCCGCATGGCCTGGTCTTTGAAGTCTAGCAACATAGCCCGGACGTCTTCATCCGTCAGGTTTACTCCATCCTGCATGGCCAACATGATCTTCTGCTGCGCTTTGCCCATAAGGTTCTGCATCACGGGCGGGGGCATCTCTGGCACGGGGTTGGGCTTAAGTGACCAGGGCTTGTCGTTGGAGTCTGTCAGCAGGACATCGCGCAGCCAGCTTGATGCAGCGCGGCATTTATTCGAGGAGATCATCATGTAGATGATGCTTGAGCCCTGTTCTTGCAACTGGGCCAGGATATCGGGGTCATACTCGCCTCGGCGCTGCCGGATCGACTGGAGCATCCTAGGCTCTACAGTGTTCTCCTTGGCCATTCGAGCATACGACCAGTTCTTCTTGATATGCGCACTAATGTTCTGGATAACCGGCTCTGCGTTGGCCCGTGACGCTGCTTCGCGCTCCTCGGCCTGCACCTGCTGTATGGACTTCATAACGACCATACCGCCGACGTTCATAACGCCAGGCGCGGCAGCTGATGTGATATTCATAGCGGAAGCCATAAGCGCTTATATCCTTTGCCAGGTAAACTGTCAAGCATTATGCCCACATAAACGTGCTTTTGACAATCTCTTGTCGTTTAGCCACCAGCACGTCCCCGGTTAAGTTTCCATCTGCATGCAGGCATGCGTACTGGTGTGCGTCAGCCACGTGGCTGAATTTATTCTTCTCAGGCTTGTCGTCCACCTCTCCGTTGGACCGTACTTTGTACCGGTATCCACCGCGCAAGGCGTTTATCAGATCTCTGGCTGCCGGATCTATCAGGTGCCTGGGTTTACCGTCGACCATGGTTGTCAACATCTTATCCACAGCGTTTATACGCGCCACCACCGAGTTCGTTTTGGCCGGGATGACACGGAACCCTTCCTGCTTAAGTATGTCGAACACACTACGCTCGTCAGTCTGAGCTCGCTGCTGCCCGGCTGGGTCGCCCACAATTACCACGGGCATGCCTGGAAACTTGTTGGCTAGGAGGGGTTTAAGTTTCTCTCGGCAGAACCGTAGCGTCCCCATCCCGTCTGACACCAGATCTGCGAATGTAAGGAATCTTCCTTGCGGGTCTACCTGGTTGATCGTACATGCTGGGGTTAACCCGAAGTCCATCCCTAGAATCAGCGGGTGTGTGGACATCTTAATGTGGTTCAACGGCCCAGACGCTACGTGGATGTCGCGGTTAAACGCCCGGAACACCGGCTGCCCTGAGAGTGATTTACCAAATTTGGCGTTGATGTAGACATCAACCCAGTCCTCAGTCTTACCTTCTGCCAGGTTCTCGTAGTACCCGTCTGGCAGATATTCGAGCCAGTCTGCTTCTGGGGATAGTCCACTGGGCTGGAAAAACACTTCCGCGTTGGCCGGTGGCTCGCTTAAGTATGTCTCCCAGAACGTATCCATGTCTGGCGGGTTACTCATCCCCCATATGTGCGCGTTGGATTTCCCACTGTCGGTCACGCACCCCTTACCGTTGTCTAGCTTCGACGGGTAACGACCGAGACGGCCTTGGAGTGCGTTAAAAATGTCAGGATTAATTTCCCTAAACTCGTCAAGAATCCCGAAAGATGCTTGCAAAGAAAGGAGTCGGCGCACGTCGTCGCTATCGTCCAGGCCTCGGAAAAGGATCTCGCATTCGACATCATCAAACCTCAGCATGAATTTGTACTCGGACTTCATGTACGTCCCCGCCTGGCCGTCCGGATACCAGCGAAGCACGTCAGGAATCGACGTGTCTCTTAATTGCTCCCGCGTATTACGAACCCATATAGCTCTGGACTTGCGTATGCCGTCTCTCGCCTTGGCCATCTGTTTGGCATGATAAGCGATTTTCATAATACCCGCAGTTGTTTTCGTTGAACCCACCGGTCCCACGACAAGGCTTATGAACGCCTCACTCTGAAGGAAGGATCGGACGCTCTTCGGGGGTGTGTAGGTCAGGTTCATCTATGGCAGGTGCCTGTGTTGGGGTGATATCAATCGTAGTGGGCTTGGGCGCTGCCGGTTCAGCGAAGTTAATGGTTATGGAAAACCCTGGGCCGGTGGGAGCTTGCTGGGTGTTCTTTGGCTCCATGTCTGCCAGCTTAGCACCTACTTTGATGAATTCAAGCTTCTGTAGCAGAGATGTGTCGGACGACTTGGCGAACTTGTATGCTTGCTCAAACACATCTTCGGTAAGTAGCTTGGCCTTAACCTTAAAGGTGAATCCAGACTTCTCGTACTCTGCCTTCTGAGCTGCCACTGCGTTTTGGAACGGTACCCACTTCTGCAGGTCAGTCCAGGCTTGCCCAGCTATGCCATACCGAAAGGCAATGTCTTTGGGATCTTCAAGACCAGCAGCAATCTCTGCCACCATTTCTGAAGGCACTTCTAGCCTACCGAGCAGCGGCTCGATGTCGTCGTTACTTTGGGAGTCGGCCATTGTGCTTAAGGTATGCAATGAGGATTCTGCGCATGAGCGCTGAATAGGTTGTGCCTTGGTCATCGGCTAGAAGCCTTAGGGCTGCCATGACGTTATCGGGGATGTAGAGGTTATAGCGTTTCATGTATCGAACTATACATCAATCGTACATACAAGACAAGGTGGGGCCAGGCCATTTGCACCTATACGGGCTTTTTATAGTCGCCGCGCCGACTCACCTGACCCCGGGTCAGTATATAGGGAGAGATATACATAAAACGTATGTATGTTGTAAAAATAGGGGGCGTGATGAATGAAATACGTGTAATGCGTAGGGGGCCCCCCACCCCCCCGTGTCCAGGACCCCACCCCCCACCCCTGCGGCTGTAAGTGTAGGGCGACGGTGAGTTTACCCCCCACCCCTGCGGCTGTAAGTGTAGTAGCGGGAACGACCTCTACCCGTGAAGGTAGTAATGGGGTCTAGGAGTAACCTTGAGATGCCCGAAAGGGGTGCGGCTTGCCCGCCTTGAGTTGGGGTTGTGTAGGGGTGAAACTACCTGGTGGACACTAGCGCCCATAGTGGTGGCCGTGTAAAACCGATCCAGGGCTAGTCCGAGTTGGCTAGGTTGGGGTCGCATAAAACCCGATGCCCAAGCGCGAAAACAAAATTAAGCGCGTGCGTGGAGTCTTGATAATCCTTCGCGCCTAGATCAAACCTAAGCGATCGCATCAATTAGGCCATAGGTCTAGGCGTGTTCTCCCTGGGTTCGCCCAGGGGTTTTTATCAAGCATCTCATGTCTGGGATGTTTGATTCTGACCAACCAACCGAAAGGAAACATCATGGCTCTTATGCAATCTGCTGACCTCATCAAGAAAATCGGCGCTATCGGTAAGGCTGCCGCTAAGTTAACCAAAGATATACAACTTGCGGCTGTCAACGCTGTGGGGTACTCGATCGAGTATGGTGACATTACCTTCGCTCAGCGTCTCTATGATGCCGTAGGTACTGGTATCCGCCGACAGTCTCTTGTTACCTTCTTCGAGAAACACGGCCAGTTATGCTGGTCATCTGTTGAGAAGAAGTTTGTATTCTTCAAGGTCGAAGGTATCAAGTTCGATGAGAAAATGCTCATGGCTACTCCATGGGACGAGGCAAAGAAAGAAGTAATCGTCTCTGAACTGGATGTCACCGAGATGGTTGCCAAACTCATCAAGCGTATCGAGTCTGGCATCGAGAAGAAAATTACCGTCAAGCACAGTGCATTACTTGACGATCTGAAACTGACCTACGCCCAATACCTCCGGGAAGAGGCCGAGGAAGCCGATAGTGAGGCTGAGACACCTCAGTTAAGGGTAGCCTAAGCATCTCAGGTCGAAACGCCCCTATGGGGCGTCTAGGCGTCTTGCGCCTACTGACGAGACCAACCAAGGAGATTCCATGAAACTTACCGCAAACAACACGCAACGCATGCCCCTTCAATGCTATGACATGTTCGTAACTCGTGTGCCATACAAGGGTAGGTCTGTGCGTACCGACTATTCCATGGGGCATCGTTTTAACAAGAAGCCAAGTGTCACCATCATCTATCGCCCCGATGGGTTCGGTAACCTGGTGCGTGTCAACTAGATCAAATCCCCCCTCGCCCCCCTAATTATCCAGCAATTATCCAAAACGCCGTTTTTCGGCATGGAGGGCAGGGAGTGGATAATTACGGCAAACGGCTTGTAGTAGCCATTCTATAGTCATAATTATACATCTATTTATCCAATTATCCAATTATCCAGAGAAAGGAGATACGTATGATGAACCGATGACGGGCTTGCGCGTGTATCCCGTGGAGAGTCTCCCAATCCTCCTATCCCCATCATACGAGACCTCCTCCAACTTTTTTCCCATTTTGGATAATTACTGCCGAATCAATAACTTACAATTATCCAGCTATTTATCCACGGCTTATCCAGCCTAACTCCCTGCCAATTTCCCACCTCTTGTACATATGTTTTATGTACAATTTAACCAACCTCGGAGGCTACCCTCATGGCACTTTCCAAGAAAAAATTGTGGCAAGCACAACTCGAAAACT